TGCCAGACGGTAGCTTTAAACAGCAACGGAACGATTCAACCTGTTAGCAGTGGCGCAGGAAACTCAGCAAGTTTTATCGGTTTAGCCGATTCAGCAATAGCAAGCGGGGCTAGTGGCAATATTTCTATTCAAGGTGGTATTGGAACTAGCACAACCGTGGTCACAGGCACTGATTATTTTGTTGCGGTGGACGGCGCGATTGCGACAACTGGAACTGTAAAATTAGGTCGAGCAATAAGCACATCATCAATTTTAATGGTCGGGTGAAAAATGAAATTAATAAGAGATAACGAAACGAATATTGTGCCGTGGCTTTTTGAAGACGGCACAGTAGTGACAATGCATAGTCATCAGATTGATGTCGGTGATCCAGATAATTTGGAATTTATTATTGGCGACATGAACTCGGAGAATTCAACCTTAGTTGAGGATGTGACTTCCCCAGAAGGCTGGGCAGGAACTAAATTTACATATATTGATGGTGTTTGGACAATCGCAGAAGGTTGGGTTGATCCAGAAGATGAAGCAGCATAGAGATGAAGGGCCTGGATAAGCACGAAGCTGAATGCAAGATTCGCTGGGACAACATCGAGACTAGGTTAGATCGCGGGTCACATAGAATGATTCGTTTGGAAGCTCTTATCTGGTGCGTCTATCCATTCATTTTGGGTGCGGTGTTCCTCAGTAAAGACCTCTAATGCTAGGCGAAATCGCCGCGATTGTTAGCGCCCTAAAGGGGGTTCAATCCGTTCTTGCACAAATCAGTGACGCCAAAGCAAGTTACGATCAAGCAAGCTCAATGCTGGGTAAGTTGGGAGACGCTCAAGAATTATTAGATAAACGAGAGAAAAAACTAAAGCTCAGACGGCCTTTAACATCCAAGCAGTCTCTCGAGATTATTCAAAAACAGGCCGAGATAAGCGCCGCAAAACAAAAAGTGAAAGACCATCTGCTTATGAGCGGGCATGGAGACATGCTGAAAAAGCAAGAAAAGTTGATGTCAGAAAGTAAAGCGGCACATCACGCCTGGCTAAAGACAGTAGCAAAAAAACGAAAAGACCGCCGCGCCGCAATTCAGCAAATAACTACCGCTAGTTTTATTGTGTTCTCGCTTATCACTCTGGCCGGATCAGGATTTTTCTTCTACGGCGTTTATTTGGATCAAAGCCTAAAAACCAAGAAAGAATTAATACAAGAAAAACGAGAGCGGGTTAAAAACTACAGAAAATGTGGCAGGGCGAAATGTTAAAATGTAGTAATACTCAACATCCTATATATGGGATATATATGACGCAGTTTGTTATCGACGGCAAAGAATATGACATTGAAGGGCTAGGCGATGAGGCCATGACGTATGCATCTCGGATGACTGAGATTCAAGCTGAGAACGATCAAATTCGCGTTCGCGAAAATGAAAACCTGGCGTTGTTAAATTTTTACGCCCAAGCAATCCAGGCAATCGCAGAACCAGAGTCAAAGATAGAGATCGTAAGGTGACCTACTTTCGCGACGAGGAATTCTTGTGTCAGCACTGCCAAGAGCCTGGTATTAAAAGCGAAATTGTTGAGGTGCTCGAGGCGATGCGAGAGGAATGCGGATTCCCTTTCATTGTTACCTCTGGGTATCGATGCCCTGATCACCCAATTGAGGCACGTAAAAGCAAGCCTGGAGCTCACGCAGGAGGTTATGCCGTAGATATATCTGTCAGTCACGGAAAAGCCTTGCAGGTCATAAAATCAGCGATGGACTTCGGCATCCAAAGAATTGGCGTGAACCAAAAAGGCGAAGGCCGTTTCATTCATGTAGACGTTGATCCAAGTCGGTACACCCCGGCTATGTGGAGTTATTGATGCCGCTAATTTCTTTAAGCCTACCGCCAGGAATTGTCAAAAACGGTACAGAGTTGCAGCAAAGCAACACTTGGAATGATGGTAATTTGATTAGATGGTACGAGAGTTCTTTGCAGCCGGTCAAAGGCTGGCGGAAAAGAAGCGTTTCCGCCATCAGCGGATCATGCCGAGCTCTTCTCACTTATATCGATAACAGTTCGTTACGTCGAACTATAGCCGGAACCAATACGCATCTGTACGTCATTACTGAAGCTGGCCAAGTAAGTGACATTACACCTACTGGGTTCACTGCTGGCGCTGCGGATGCCAGCCAGAATTTTGGTTATGGCGGATCATCATGGGGAGCATACGAGTGGGGAACACCGAGGCCGGACATTGGAGTTTACTCAGTAGCTGACACATGGTCATTAGATACATGGGGAGAATACGCGATCGGCTGTTCTACCTCCGATGGTAAAATCTATCAATGGACCAACGCAACTCAGACGATCGCTGCGGTCCTGTCAAATGCACCGACAGGTACAACCTCAATTGTTGTAACGGATGAGAGATTCATCTTCGCGCTCGGCGCCGGTTCAGAAAATAACAGAGTCGAGTGGTGTGACCAGGAGTCAAATAATTCCTGGACACCGGCAGCAACAAACCAGGCCGGTGGGCAAAATTTGACGACCGATGGTAGTTTGTTGAGCGGACACTCGCTCCGAGGTGAGACGCTACTAATCACTACCACGGATGCTCATGTAGCCAGGTATACCGGACCTCCTTTTGTTTATTCGTTTCAGCGAGTCGGTGACGGATGTGGCGCCATCTCAACTCATAGCTGTGTTGCAGCAGACCAGTTTGCAGCCTGGGTCGGCCTAAATAGTTTTTACATTTACGATGGTTCTGTTCGCGTACTAAAGAGCACTGTCGGGGACTATTTTTTCAGTAATTTAAATACTGCTCAAAGATCAAAAATTTCTGGCGTGTTAAATTCTGAATATTCGGAAATCTGGTGGTTCTATCCATCTTCTAATTCGTTAGAAAACGACAGCTATATTATTTTTAATTATCGAGATGACCACTGGAACATTGGTTCCCTGGTTAGGACCGCTGGTGCGGACGCTGGCGTTTTTCTCTACCCACAAATGGTTGGCGTAGACGGTTATGTCTACGAACATGAAGTTGGGTTTAGCTATGACAATGCAGTGCCGTTTGTTGAATCCGGTCCAATACAGCTTGGGTCGGGCGAGAACGTAATGAGCGTTACTCAACTAATTCCTGACGAACGAAACCAGGGTGATGTGACTGCGACTTTTAAAACGAAATTTTATCCCAACGCAACAGAGACTAGCCACGGTCCTTTCGCGATGGCAAATCCGACGAGTGTTAGGTTCCAAGGTCGTCAGGTCAGTATGAGAATCGACGCAGCGATAAACACAGATTGGAGAGTTGGAACGATGAGACTCGAGGCTACGGCTGGCGGTAAACGATGAATTTGCCTCCTGTTGCCGCGACCTACGATAGAACTATTCAAACCCAGATAAATCTGCAAATCGGTTTAGCTGACAATTTAAACCACAAGAAAAACCAAGACATTGAAGCGGGTGACGGTCGAGTGATTATAAAGAGCGCAAACGGACAACGTTACAAAATTGCGGTTTCAAATTCGGGAACGATATCAGCGAGCGCAATATGAAGGACGAATCATTACGAGCTCCTACCCCTCTCGAGGCAATGCTGCCCTATCGACAAATGATCCAAAACGCTTTGGACTTTGGGCACAACACGCACTCGTTTCAAGATATTGTAAATGGTGTTGCCGCCCAGGATATGCAGTTCTGGCCAATGGAGCAAAGCTGCCTGGTCACTGAGATCGTTACCTATCCAAACTCTCGCGCTTTGCACATTTTTTTAGCTGCTGGTGATCTCGAGGAAATAAAAGGCATCGATGAAACGCTGGCGATTTTTGGAAAGCAATTGAACGCTCAAGTGATAAGTCTGTCAGGAAGAAAAGGCTGGACTAAGGCTCTCAAAGATATTGGTTATCAAACAGCGCACGTCACAATGTTTAAGGAGATTTTATAAAATGTCAGCTTCGGGAAAGAGTACAGGAAAAGGCGGTAGCCCTACCCCTGGCAGTGGCAAGGGCGGTGGTGAGACAAACCCAACGCCAGGAAGCAATCAACCTGGTATGCCAATAAACTACAACGCCGCTAATGACGTTTACGGCCAAGGGTTGCAAGTGAATCAGCCCATGCAAGGCTACTACAACCAGTTCCCAGCCGGGGGTTCAAACTACGCTCCGCCTGTTTACCCCGAACCTCCAGAGCCGCCGAAGTCGTACCCAACGCCATACCCAGGGTTTGATTACAATAACCCTTTTGGCAATTCATACTCCGGGGGCGGTCAGTTTGGCCTCGACAGCACAAGCCCTTATGGGTTCTACAACAACAGGCAGTCACAGTATCAATATCAGCCTAATATCCAGACGGAGCGTCCGGGGCAGGGTCAAGGAAGTCCCTTCGATCAATTACTTCAAGGCGTGACAAACTCAGCTCAAACTGCTGCGACAGCACCAGCAGCGGCACCAGCAGCGGCACCAGCAGCAGCGCCGGTAGCAGCGCCAGTAGCAGCGCCGGTAGCAGCGCCAGCGGCCTTGGTTGACCCGCGAGCTTCTAGGTCAGGTAATGGACGGTACAGTTTCAATCACCCGCAGTATGGCCAAATTGACGATCTTACAGAGAGTGGGCTACAAGCAATGATCGCGGAAACTGGCCCCGATCCTACAATCCAAAATGCTATGGATCAGGCTATGAATTTTAGGTTCTAGGAGAAAAAAATGAGTTTCGGAAAAGAAAAAAGTAGTAGTGGTGGCTTCGACCCTGAATTGAAACAAGCACTTCTAGGTGTTTTCAAAGAAGGGCAAAACATTTTTAAAAATCGTAAGTACACGCCCTACAATTCCGCGACTGTTGCTCCCTTGTCGAATATTGAGATG